AAACTTTGTCGTCCCCCAAAGTAATCTGATGCTCAGCCATTTTGCTCGCCGAGCGGTTAATCTCAGCTTGGTACGGGCGCATATGCTTAATTGGAGAGCGCCCACGAGGTGTAGTCTGGATTTTATCAAATTCTTTTACAACAATGGGGTAAATACCACCAGGAAGCTCACCTTCCTCTAAGATAACCCCATCTATTGCAATGTAAAAATACCCCTTCGAATATGCCAGACAAGGTCGATAATAATATTCCTTTAACATGGCCTCGTTCTTGGTGTCGACATACCCACCCCGGCTTGCATCGAAAACTTTAAAAGTCCTATCCTCTGAAGCCACTAAAGCTTTGTCCGCATCAGGATTTTTTCCATAGCGAAGTCTTAATTCTTTTATTGGCACCATCTTTCTAACAATTAAATACTCAGAACTCTTAAAGCTCTTTGCCTCTGGTGCTCTCAAAAGATTGAAACCGTAGATTGGCTCAAATACGCCCTCCCCCTCTTGAGTCGGGTCTTCGGGGTCGGGGATCATCTGCCCGCTCTCATCCAAAATAGGCTCACCCTTTTCATCCACTTTCTGTCCGTACCCTATCGTTTTACCAGCTTGGGGGTCCCAGAAAATTTTTACCGCAACCTCACCAATATTTACAAAATCGTCTGCCCAGTCCTCTACCATCTCATCTAAAGAAAATCTTTCAAAAGCATCCCTCCATACCGCATGGTGAAGCTCTGCTGATTTTTGGTCGTGTAATTCTTTATCATTTTTTGGTTTGAAGCCAACATTTGGACTCATGCCAATGATGTTATTGACGTAGGTCTTTGATATTCTCTGGACGTGATTTTTTGTAAGCCGTAATTTTTGCTGCTCGTTTATCTCGTTTGCGCTCCGAATCCTACGCAAAAATGCCGAGTTTGTTTTGTTGTAATGCTCACCATCCACCAAAAGAAGATTGGACCGCATCTCAGCAAAGAGCTTTTTGTCCACCTCATCTGCTTTTTGATACAAAATCTCAAGATCGGCTCCGCTAATTTTCTCCCTTGGCATTTGTAAACTCCCCGCTCATTATTAATTCCTCCGCAGCAAATGGGTCTTCAATGAGCATTTGATTTAGTTGATCTTCTTTTATCTCAGCCTCGGCTTGGGCCAGTGACCTCTCGGCTTGTAAAACTTGCTCAACTGAAATGGCTTCTTCAGGAGTATTGGATGCCGTATGTTTGGATGATTTTCCAAAGGAAACTGAAAAGTCCCCGACTCTAAAATCGGAAACCCCAGCCTCACCACATACTTTTATTATATTACAAATATCCACCGCATTAAAAAACTGTTTTCTAGCCCTCATAGATTGCGTTCCACTCATCGAACTCCTCCTCTATCCTAAGTGCCTCCTCTTTATCGGGATCTCCTAAAACCTGCCTCCTACGCTCGGACTTCTCAAATTCTTCCGCAGTCATTTGGGGCTCGGGGTCCTTCTCCCCATCCGGTCTATCCCCCGTAATTACACTCCAATCCCAAGGAACTCGCACTATTGCGTACCTTAAGGCATCAATAAAATCGTCCTTGGCCTTTTTCTTTGGTGTTGAAACCAATAGTGAGGAAAGCTCTCCGGCAAGTTTACCAAGCTCCTCTGTCTCGTATATTGCGAGCATATCGTTCTTAAAAAGGGTATTTATTACCGACTCCCCCTTCTCATGGGACTTCTCAGCTTTAGTAAAAGGCTCCTTCATTGAAACCGCAATATTAGCAAAGTCCGCGTCCCCCCAATCATAGTTCTGCTCAATTATCCTACCATGGAGGTTGTGCTCTTTTTTCAACTCAATATGCTTCTTGACCACATCAGATGCCGTCGTGGTGATACCGTCACCTCTCCATCCAAGAAATACCCTCCCTTGCCTATATGTCGGATCAACCGCCACGTAGCAAAGTGCCGATGGATGACCTTTTTGACCCCCGGACCCTGTGTCCGCCCCCGCATACACAACCCAATTTTTAGGAATCATGTGGTATTTCTTCAAGTGCCTGGTCGAATCAAACTGCGGGTACTTGAGCCCCGAATCTTTTACAAACTTCCCAAATACTCTTCTGAGAACTTCCTGGTGGCTCTTACATTTATTCCTAACCTTCTGAATTTTCTCCTCAGTCCAATGGCTTCTCGTACCGTCCATGTATTTCATGCACTCATACATAGAAACTTGCTTTTTCCAAGCGTCCGCTAACACCTCGTCCTCATCGGTTCGGGGCTCTAGTGCCCTCCTCCAGAAGTCTTGTCCAAGTGTGGCTGTAAAAACCATGTGGAAATATCCATCCGAAGCTGATAGCCTAAATAAAAGCTCATCATAGAGGTCCTCCGGAAGCTCTTCATCGCAAAATAGTGCGTCAACCGTTCCAGACTGAAGGTCCGCTACATTCTGTGCGTACGTCTTAAAATACACCGTCACTCCAGAATTAAAATAAATTGCTTTTATCCCCTCCTTTGCAGAAAAGTCGGCCTTCCATCCAAAATTATACCCATCCATAGCCTCGCCGTTGTCATTCTTGTACTCTCCCTTTGGCATGAACTGACTCCACTTCGTCTCCCACTCCGCCTTAGCCACGGGCCTCGACGGATAGAGATACCAAAATTGGAGCGGCTTATGATTCCAAAGGGAACTCCACTTATTAAGGTTCGTGGCCCATTCAATGCACTTTCTAATTTGTGTTGAACTTTTAGAAATTTGGTTGGCAGCACAAAGCAAATTTGTGTGGTTTGTGGACTCAAAAAACTCCCACGCCCAATCATACCACCTCCATCCATAGAGATGCGGTAGATTCTCCTGCAAGTGAACCTTGTGCTTTAAAAGCTCCAATTCTTTTTTCTTACTTTGGATCTTTTGAGATGTATTCTCCATCAATATACTCCGGCCCTACTTGGATATCTGATTTAGAAAGTTTGTCCTTCATCCTAAGCTCCGCAATTTGATTTTCCAAATCCTCCAAGTATCCAGGGCCCCCAAGATTTCCAGGGGGGGAATTTTTTGAGGCATCAAAATTGATATTTAAATTTTTAGTGGGAACTGCACCTTTAGCCCGTTGATCCATCATTTGCACAATACGAAGCTGCAAACCTGCCAATTGAGTATTGATTCTACCATTCTCCGAGATAGGAGACTCCCCCAGAATCTCCCTCATCCTCGTCAACCCCTCGTAGAGAGCTTCTTCCACCTGGATTTCATACTTTGATGGCGTGCAGAGTATCCAAGCCACATTTGAAGGAACCTTAATAGCGTTGACAATATCCACTGAACTGAACTGCCCCGCCGCCACGTCCATTATTCTCAATTTTCTTCCATTGGAAACCGCACTATCAAAAGCCTTCCAGAAAGAAAGTCTTATCTGCGAGATTCGGGGGCCGGGGATTGCTTTCTCATTCTTTAAGATTTTCCAAAGTTCAAATTCATCCAAACCAAAAAGGTCGGGGCGCTTCTGGTATGCCTCTCTGAAATTGTTGGCCATGCTCTCGGGTACTCGATTGACCAAAGAGTTGGGGTCAACCTCATCCCAGTAGGTTAGTGCATACGGGGTGTCGTCCCCCTCTGGTCCAAGTAAGAAATTGGGATTTTCCGAGGTCATTATTCCAAATGTAACCCTGATTTTACAAAAATTGTGGGTTATTTTGCTATTTGAGTCGCGTCATTTGAGGTTTGAGTCGCGTCATTTGAGGTTTTTGGGGGTTTGGGTAGCTTTTAGACAGTTTTTTGAGCCTTTTTCGCGGAAATTTTTTCGCGGGGGGTGGGCCGGGGATGAATTTTATTATTTATAAATTCCACCCTCCACCCCCTCCCTTCAATGATCACGGGTAGTTAACGCACGGCCCCCGACTCGCAATTCCTTACACCCACCCGCGCTCAAAAACGCACCGAGCCACAAGCTACCAGATACAATCGTCAGAGATTTGGGAATGATTTTCATAGGTTCGGGCTTCGTGGTGCATTGGGTTGGAACCCAGGGTCGGGGTTCGGGGTTCCGCGTTATTTAATTTGGGGGTTCCGCGTTATTTAATTTGACTATCCAGATTAATATGTAGGGAATGTGGGGTCGGGGTTGATTCGGTGCCAATTCTACAATGGGGCAAAATGTCCCAAAACCAACTTATCAGTTATTTTAATGAAACGTGCGTATATCCCATCAAAATCAATAATGACCTGCAAAATGCCGAA